CCTCAAGCATGGGTACCTCCCCATCCTCACCCTCGACCTCCAGATCCGTGGCGCTGATCCACACGGGATGAGCACAAACCAGGCCGAATGAGTCCCATGAGAGCCCCGCGTCACCAAAAATGTAGTACGTGTTGACCTGGTCCAGCTGGCAGCGCGTCATTTCGAGGCCCACGTATTGCTTGTCCGTCGCGTCGTTCAGATACGTCAAATCGAAGTCTGCTATCGGCTCACGATCCCTGTCGATGCTTTTCCAGAAACGAAGGGGGTCATCTACGAAAGGCATGTCCGCATTCGGCGGCGACGCCCCGAAGTCCCTGGCCGCAGCTATCGGGTCCTTCACAAACTCCTCGTCGAAAAAACGACGGGGCATATGCGGGTTGAACTCCCAGGTCGCACCCTTCCACCCGTAGGTCTTGGGTAGTAAGCCCGACTCAGCCTTGTAGAACGTCTGCATCGCCGGATCGTCCTGCGCCAGAGGTGAGGTCACATTGATCATCATGCCCAAAAAAGCGGGAAGATTGTTCATCTCCTGAGCAATCCTGATCGTCTTCAACGACTGGTTAAGCACACGATACAACTCCTGGGAGGATCGAGTACCCTCGGTGTCGACCAGGCGCGCCCACTCATCAATGCCCGCCAGAATCCGAGTCTTGCCCGCAATACCCGCCGAGTCCGAAGCAATCCGGTTGAAACGAACCATCAGGTACCCGTCCAGAATAGCGTCGTCATTGCTGCGATATTTCCACTTATCCAATACAGCCCCGATCTGCTTCTTTTCCTCGGCCTTCACCCACTCCACGTATTTGCGAATCCAGGGCGAGTTGTTCCGCATCTCCCTGTACTTGGCGTAGATGGTCTGCGCCGCCTGGGTCGCAGTACTGGCCGCGAACGTGACCTCGAACCACTCGCTTTTCTCCTGTCGAAGAAGCCGCTGAAGAGACCCGCGACCGCCGGACATACCCCGCGTGATGAGAAAGTGCTCGAAATAGCCCCCAATGTGCGCGCCCGTGAAGCTCTTGCCCGAGCGCATACCCGCGATAACAATCATTTCGTTGTACGAGAACATGACGCCGTCATGAAAAAACTCGCGCTGCGTGGTATGACAACGAGGACAGACAAAATCCTGCTCCGCCTCCTGCCAGACAAGGAGCGTCTCCGACTCCAGGTAGGACCGGGGCTTATCCCAGCAATCTACATCTGCGGGCTTCATCGAGTTGCAAATGGGGCAACGCAGGTTGAACACATCCCGGAGAATCTGATACTGGCGTGAGTGCTCGAAGGTGGAGGGCACCCCCCAATAATCTATGCCTGTGACCCACTCGATGATATTCGGCGCAGGCTGACTCAGGTACTGAACGACCTCATCATGCCCCAGGCCGGTTCCCTTGATAACTCCATCAACCCTCGACGAAATCTGGTTCAAAAAATCCTGGGTGCCCTCAGCCACGGGAATTCACCCGCTGGAGACTAAAATTGTTGATTGTGTGCTTCCCCGCAGCCTCCCGCAGCTTCACTCCAGGTAAGTCATCAGGAACCCGGTAGGCAAAGCCATCAGCCCAAAATACTTGGCCCCGGACCTTTCGCATCTTCGCCAAGGGGACCGTCATGAGCGCAACCTCGATAGGTTGGCCGGGCTCGTACACACGGTCGTCCCGGAGAACGACTCGCGCGAGCGGCATGTTCTTCTCGTCGCGCAAAACATGGTCATGCCGGAAAGTTTGGGGAAAGTTCATTACTTAATCCCATAACGTTTATGAACCGTTTCGATCACCTGGGGGATCGCCAGTTTTATCACATCGCCAATCCTGGCCCGTAGAAGCGCACTGACCTGGTCCGGCAGACGAGACCCAGGCATCTCACGCGACAGTATACCATGGATTTCAATCGACGCGCTCTCAACTTTCGTCAGCATGCTCTCAACGAGCAAGCTCATGGCATCCAACAGCGCAGCCCCGGCGATCTTGCTGCTGGCCTCAACCTTTGCCGCCTCCTTCTGAAGCTTGAGCAACTCCGAGACCAGTTTCTGAAATCTCGCCACCTCGTGCAAATCGACTTCAAGCGCTTTGCCCTTTTTTGACGCTTTTTCCTCCTTCTTGGCCATTTGACTATTGAACGAATAAAGTCGAGATTCCGTGGCGGCGATCAATGCCCTCATACGCTTGAACTCACTGACATCGGAAGTGAAATGGGCATGACCCTCCCCCTCTATGTCCTCCACTGGAGCCATGGAAATATCCTCATAGGGGTTGCATGTGCGCCGAGCACGAGCACGAGCACTCTCATGTAGTGTGCGCGCTTGGGCCATGTCTTTGACATGCAGGCGTTTTACAAAGTGATTATGAATATTCATACGGTTAAACAACGGGATCTGCTTATCTTCAGGAAGCAAGGAATTCTTGATTTTAATCCGTTCATTCAACCAATTGACTACCGCAAAAGGGGCAGCCTTCTCGTCGAGGATCCGACGATGAACCTCCCACCAGAGATCGGAATCCTGCTCAAGAAGTTTACAAATTTTGCAAGATACGTAGGTTGTCGAGGTCATACTGGGAATATACCAGAAAGATTAAGGTGGGTTGGGCATGGTTCTCATTCTGACAACTGATTTTGTCATAACCGAACCTCCGTGCCTTCCACACCAGACGGTCCGGTGCTTCCAGTCACCAACTCGCACCCCGAGTTGTTTTTTGCACGTTGCAGTATGTTCTTGGCCGCATTCAGATCCCGATCCATCACCAGCCCACACGCATGACACTCATGCTCTCGGTCTCTCAAGGTCTTTCTGACCAGAGAACCGCAGTTCGAACACAACTGACTGGTTCCTCGGGGATCTACGTGTACAACAGGATAACCAGCTTCTTCCGCTTTGTTATCTAGTTGAGTCACAAACATCAACCAAGCCGAGTCCATAATCCCGCGTCGAAGTCCACGAGCACCTTTCTTACTCATCTCCTTCGAGGGGTTTTCTTTGTCTGTCATTGCCTTGATATCGAGCTTCTCGACAGCGAATCCATCGTACTTGGATGTCAGGGTAGCTACTGTCTGAAAGACAAAATTGCTTCTACGATTTTTAATCTTCTCGTGCATCCGAGTCAGCACGAACTTGGCTTTTGCCCGGTTCTTCGAGCCCTTCTTTTTCCGACTCAGAACCTGTTGGGCTTCTCGTAGTTGACTCAGGCTCTTGTTCAGGAACTTTGGGTGTTTTATGGGGTCACTGCCGTCTGAGAGAGCACCAAACGTCCTGATACCAACATCGATACCCACTCCGTTCTCTGAGGGTTTCACAGTCGGAGCCTCTCCAATGTCCACGAGGAAATGAGCCCACCACCGATTCGCCCGCCGGACAAAATGAAGACCAGTGATCTCGCCTTGTTTGTAAATCGCGTTCCTCATGTGCAGTATGATAGGTCCGCCGGTCCCGGCTCGAACTATTAATTTCTTGCCATCGATCTTCCACCCAACAGTACCAAAAACAAGAGTATCGAACCTGTCATGCCCTTTGAATCTGGGAAATCCAGGTTTTTCTCCGGTTTTTATCCGACGAAAAAATCCCTTGAACGCAAGATCTAAACGCTTGAGTGCAGTCAACCGAGTCATCTCGCTTGGTAGAGACTTGTAGTCCTCATCTTCCGCTCGGAGCTGTACCAGTTCTTTACATTGATCAAAAAATGAAAGTGAAATTCCCTGCCGTCCGTAGGCCTCGATTCGCTGCTGAAGCGCGGCATTATAGAGCTGGTGGCACAGGGAGAGAATGGTAAACAGACGAGCTTCCTGCTTGTGTGCTCGACCTAGCTTGACTTTGCACGTTCGAATCATCTTTTCAATCTACCACATTCCGATCAGCTTGAGAACCACTTAGTTTGAAAACCACACTCCTAATATTCCTCCGAAAAACGCTCGGACGAAACAGGCACCGGCACATGGACTGGTTCTGCTCTGTTGGCTTCAATCTTCCCGAGTCGAAAACCAAATTCTTCCAGAACCTTCAACGTCGCCTCTTTGTCGCCGCCGCTCCCCGTGAACACCCCCAGGAAGAACAGAAGCGCCGCTACCATCGCCACCCACGGAGCCAGGGCTTTTATCAACCCGAGGATTGCAAGCACGTTGGAGCGCTTCTCAACGGCCACAACAACGGGAACATCTGTCTGCCCGGTCTGATC